GGACGTGGACATCGACGAAATCATCGACGAGTACACGGTGCGGCTCACGAAACCCATCAAGAGTCGCGACCAAGTGTTCGTGTACGGACAAGAGGTTCGCGATTTCCACTTTTTGAAGAAGGACGCCATCTGGACGACGGCCGCGGCCGCGTTACAGGAGGTGGACCGGCAGTTGCAGGCGGAAAAGGCCAAGGTCAGGGCGTTGGAAGAAAAAGAGCATCGCGTGAAGCGTGAATTGTCCTTCACGGATGGCCAAGGCTTGTTGGTGGATGCCGAGGGTGTTCTGAGTAACGTGGCTCAGAGCAAGACTTTCTTGGGCGTTGTTGGTGATCCCGAGGGCATAATTGAGACCTACGGAGAGGTCAGGATTTGGGTCGCGAACGCCTTGGATCACGACATCGAGGTGGGTGATTTGATCACGACGAGTAACGTGGCTGGGTATGCGATGCAGCAGCAGGACGACCTTCTCCGCAGTAGCACTGTGGCAAAGGTTTTGGAGCCGTGTGACTTCACGCAGCCTCGGGTGCCCGTGCGCCGAGAGGTGATGAATACGTCGAATGTGAACTACTACCTCAAGCTCTCAGACGTGAGTGAGGAGGAGTATTCCAATCTGGCTTCTGACAAGCGCACGACTGTGACCGAGGAGTACTACGGTAAGGATGTGTACGAGCGCGTTTTTTACAATCCGTACGTGAACAAGATGCCATCGTACGACTGCGAGAAGTACTTCAAGATCCTGACTAACTCGATTACCAAGGCGGTGTACGACGCTTTGTCTGAGGAGGATCGGGCCCCGTACGAGGTGGAGAGCTACACCGACAGTGGGCCTTTGACGTACGTGTACACGTACTCCGTGTACTTGGATCCTTCGGCGTGGCAAGACTTGAGTGTGAGTGACCAAGCTGACTACGAACACGGATACTTCAGGTCTGTGGTCAAGGAGGTGGGGGAGGCGGCGCCAGGGTACGACTTGCGCACGCGCACTTTACACAAGAAGATCTTGGGCACGTCTATGACGCCAAAGGATGGGTACGTGTTGGAGGTTCGAGAGGAACAGAGTGGCACTGGCCAGTGGTACATGGATTACGAAAACACCGAGCCGGCTTACGAGATGCGTTACTTGGATGAGCACGGCCAGCAGGTGTCGAAGTATGACGCGGTGTATCGGGCAGCTCTCTTGAAATGTTTGTTAATTTAAAAAAATGTTGCCACATACTATACATAAAAGATGTCAGGCGGTGTTGCCCAACTCTTGGCGATCGGCGCGCAAGATTCCCACCTCGTTGGGAACCCGCAAGCGAGCTACTTCCGCTCGACTTTCAAGCGTCACACTAACTTTTCCCAATCGGTTGAATCTCAAACGATCCAAGGCAATGTCCAAAACGGTGGGATCTCGAGTGTTCGTTTCGAGCGCAAGGGTGACCTTTTGTCTTACATTTACCTCCAGCCGACGACGAAGACGGCTTCTCCGTCCGCGAACGTCGCCATCACTGACTGGACCAAGGCGATTTCCAAGGTTTCTTTGTACATCGGTGGCCAGCTCATCGACGAGCAAGACAGCACGTTCAGCACTCTGATTGCGCCGAAGTTGTGTGCGCAAACCTACGCCAAGTCCCGTGCGTCCGGTTTGTTCGGTTCTGGTAGCGCCTTCTACCCGATCCGTTTCTTCAACTCGGAATCTTTCCAGGACTGCATCCCTTTGATCAGCTGCCAGTACCACGACGTGGAGATCCGAATCACGTGGGGTTCCGAGGCCGAGGCTTCGGCGTGGACGTGCTACGCCAACTTCATCTTCTTGGACACGGATGAGCGCGATCACTTCGCTTCCACCAGACAGGACATCGTGATCACCCAAGTCACGAAGTGCGTGGCGTCTGCGGCTCGCATCCAGGAGCTCAACTTCAATCACCCAGTCAAGGCCATCGCGGCGGCGAACACGGGTGGTGTGAGCTTGGTGGGTTCCACGAACCGCTTGAAGCTCCAGATCAACGGCACGGACATCGGTGATTACCGTTATGCCCACCCGAACTACACCTCGGTCCCGTTGTTCTACCACACGAGCTTCGGTGACAACGACAGCTTGGATGACCTCTTCGTCTACAGCTTCGGTTTGGACGTGTCCAAGCCTTTCAGCACGGGCACTTTGAACTTCTCTCGCCTCGACAGCGCGCGCATCGTGAGCGAGACGGCGACTTCAAACGATAACATCTACGCCATCGGTCTGAACATCCTCCGTTTCGAGAATGGTTTGGCCGGTTTGTTGTACTCGTCGTAATTAATTTTTTCACTGTTTAATTTAATGAATATTTGGTTGACGATAACCCTTTTATCCGCGGTGTTCGTGCTCACGTACGACCCCAAATCGGGAAAGCTCGAAAAGTACATCGGCACCACGCCCACTGCGAATAAAGAGAAACACTTCCAGGAGATCCAATTTGGTGGTGGCTTAAAAATGAGCCACGAGAGAGAGTTAGAACAACATGATTCCTATTGATAAGCAAACCCTTTTCATGGTGGCGACGATCGTGGCGCTGGCGGCCACGGTCTACCTCTTCAAGGAGATGAAGAAGACGAAGGAGGACTTGGACAGCCTCAAGGGTGTTTCCAGTAAGGTGGTTCGCCACTTGAACCAGCTTCCGCCGCCGCGCGCGTTCGTGCAGATGGCTCGAGCCCAGGCGGACGATTCGCAACGGTTCGCCGACGCGGAGGAGAAGCAGCAGCAGGCCGACGCCGGTGCGGAAAACGGCGAGGGTGCCGCGGGTTCCGAAGAAGAATAATTACTGGGCCTATTGTATAATGTGCAGACATGTTGAAAAAGCACAAAGCAATTGCTATACCAGTGACATTCGTTGACGATAAGCCGCGGTTCCTCACGGTGAGGGATCGTCGATTTAAAGATTGGACATTCGTGACCGGGGGGTGTCGCCGCAGGGAGATCATGAATCCCCTTCGGTGCGCCCTTCGCGAACTTGAGGAAGAGACTAGGGGCGTGATTTCCCTACGCAGTGGCGAGTACGCTGACTTTAAATTTACGGTCAAGGACCCGCAAGAAGCGAACGTGGAGCTCGTGTACAACGTGTTCGTGTTGTTCGTCCCGTGGAAGCGGGTGGAGCAACAGGCGTTTGTGAAAAAATTTTACGAGGAGAAGCAGCGCATGACCCTCCGCAAGATCCAGAAGCAGAGCATTAAGTGCACGCACGACGAAAACGACTACATGAGTTTCGATACCCTCCCGGAGTTCAACGCCCGGAAGCAGTGGAAGATGATCCAGGACAAGGTGATCGCGAACCCAGAGTTTTACTCGTGCATGTGCATGAGTTCTGCTAATAGAAAAACATTCAATATCAGTAGCGGAAGATGAAGTCCAAGAACTACGTTTTAATGCAAATAAAAACTTTACTCATAAAGAACCGTGGATACTACGAAAACGAGGCGGATGAGTACGTGGAAAAGGTCAGGGAAAAAACAGTCTATGAGCTGTTAGTGATTAAAAAGGAATTGTCTTCTCGAAAAGAGTACCCGGACATTTCATTCATGAGCAGGTGGTTTAAACAAGAAGACAGTGAATAGAGTAAGGAGAGCGATGGCTACGTTCAAGCGGTGGTGTGCCGAGAAAGGATTTAACAATGCGCGGAATTTATCACACGTGTTGATGGACGGCGGGAAGTTATCGATCCCGTGTGATAAATTACCGGAGTTTCACGAAAAGTACATAGATTGCGTGCGCGAAGGGGAGACCCTGTTCGTCGTGGAGCAGAAGACGACCAACTACCACTTCTTCGTGGACTTGGATTACAAGGCGGAGGATGCGATGCCTCTGAACGAGATTGAGAGTGTGTGTAAGATCATCTGCGACAAGGTGAAGCGTCACGGTGGGAAGGACTGCCTCGTGAGCGTGTCCCCTCCGAAGAGGTCTGGTAAGTCTGTGAAGACGGGTGTCCACTTGAACTGGCACGGGTTCATCGTGAACCAGGCCTCGGCGTTGGCCCTTCGTGAGCACATCTTGGTGGCCCTGAGCATCGCCAAGAGTGGTGTGGATTGGGAAAAGGTGGTTGACAGCGCGGTGTATGGGGATCTTCACCGCGGGTCCAAGGGGAGTGGTTTCCGCATGCCTTGGTCTCACAAGAAGGCGAAGCACGACGAGTGTCAAGGCCGTGGCTGTGAAGGGTGTTCGCAGAGTGGAAAAATCAACCAGTTGGCCTACCTTCCGGTGTTTATGTACAGGCATGGACCGGCGTTGAGCATGATGATGCGCGTGGATCACACACCGGACGCGAAGATCTTAGGCATGGCTTCCGTGCGCACGGAAAGCGAGGACTTCGCCGTGGTCGAGCCCCCGTCCGAGGTCTTGCGCCGTGAAGGTGGTTTTTCCAAGGCGCAGATGAAGGATGAGGTGGTGGATTTGGCCCTTCGCGTGGAATTGGAGATGTTCATAAACAAGTACATGGAAGGCCAGGGCGCTGCTCGGGTCACGAAACTTTTTAAATTCCAAAACCAGTACTTGGTGTCTACGACGTCGAGGTATTGCGAGAACACGGGACGCGATCACGGTTCGAACCACGTGTGGTTTTACATAAGCGGTGACTACATCGCTCAAAAGTGCTTTTGCCGGTGTGAGGACATACGCGGCCGGAAGGATGGTTTCTGCCGAGACTTCGTCGGCCGGAAGTACGTGCTCACCACAAAACTGCGTGATGCCTTGTATGAGAAACCCGTCAAGTGCCCGGAAATCAAGAAGAAGGCGCCTTCGGCCACGCCTGGGGAAGCCCCCAAGTGGTCCGAGGCGAAGCTGGATGTGGAAAAGTTTTTACAAAAGTATTTCGGAGGTCACGAGAACACGAAGATCATCCGTTTGGTTCCGAACAAGAAGACGTTCACCGTGATTACGAATTCCACCTACTGCGGGATCATCGATGGCCATCACGATAAGGTTGTGAGTTTTTCAATAAATCTTTCGGATGGTGTGATGACCCAGCGGTGTGCGTGCAAGGTTGGTGGTAAAAAAGTGAAAATTTACCAAAATGTTTTGAATGCACTTAAACAATAATGGCGTGATGAAATTAATATGGCCGTGAGCATGGCGAACCTTCCACGCACTCGATCTGGGCGAACGATTAAAAAGCCGCAAGACGTCTACGTCCCTGAGATTGTGGATTTCGAGGATGAGTACTCCGACGAAGACGACAGTGACTTCGATATGTCAGGTAGTGACATCGACACTGAAGACGAGCTCGTCGACAGTGATGAGGAAGAAGACGACGACGAAGACGACGCCGACGAGAATGGTAACTTGAAGGGTTTCATCGTGAGTGACAGCGAAGATGACGAAGAAGCTTAAAAACGTACGAACTTGTAATAACACATGGAGGCTGACATAGGCAACCCTATCGAGTACAAACCCAATGATCTCCCACCACCTCGCGATCCGCGGATGGACCCGTTCCCTGATGACGACACGGATGATGAACCGCCCCGGCGCCACCAACACGAGGAGTACTACCATCAACCTCCTCCACCGATGATGATGATGCCTCCACAAATGCCACCGCCACACATGATGCCGGTACAGGAGAAATTTGACTTATCGAGCATCGACAAGACAACCTACGTGCTTGTTTTCGCGGCATTCATCTTAGGGTTCTTCATGGGCAAAACAATGCAGCCCGTCATATTGCGATATTCCTAAGCACCCATCGCTTCCGGACATGTCGATAGCTTCAAACTCACCAACATCACCCTCGGCCGACCCTGTGAAATAGGCTCGGCTGACGATGATGGGATCCTTGAGATTGTCTTGTAATACCTGAATGGCAGTTCCTTCCTCACCCGGCGTGACGCTCTCGCGCGTGAACGACAACTCCGACTCCTTTGCAATAGGTGCGGTCGGTGCATAGGCGAATGTGTAGGCGAGATAGGCTAAAACGAGGAATACGACGATTGCTGAAATTGTAACGATGACGATCATTATTAAATGTCTACGAAATTAGTTTTCCGCCTCCTTGACCTCGGCCTCGGCCTCGGCCTTGGCTTCGGCTTCGGCTTCGCGCGCCTTTTTTCTTTCTTCGATTTCCTGAGCGACGATCTCGTCGGCCATCTTGACCAACTCTTCCATCGGTGTGTCTGGCTTTTCCTTCTTCAAACGCTCGATGACATCGGCCGGGTGGCT